CCGCTGTCCTGAAGAACTACGAGGTCACCGCGCTGAGCCATCAGGGGGTGTTGCAGTTCTACGAGGCCGTGCTTCTTTGCCGCCCATGCAGCAGCATCAGCGACGGTGTGACCGCCGGTGATGTTCTTGATTGCGGCTAGTGCGGTGGGTTGATCGTTGTACTTGCCGCGAAAATCGGCCGCAATATCGGTGCCGGTGAATGCCTTGATGGCATCGGCAGGAAACAGACAGCAATCGTTCGCTCCCCATTTGAATGGCGTATGCGCCCTCTGGAGAAGGAACTGATGGTATTCGCGTGTTGCCCAGTGGTGTGTTCGCTTGAGTGGCATGATTATCCCCACCTCAATGCGCGGTCATTTAACGTCTCGACCCAGTTGAATCCGGTATCGGTTGGATAGTAGAGGCGCTGATCTGCCGAGGTGTATCGGCGTTGGTTCGCTCTCTGGAGGTTCACCAGCCGATTCTCAAGAGCCAGCGAGATGGTCATCGTGTCGGTGCCGACCTTCACAGTCGGCTTGTCCACCGTGCCGCTGAACGCCAGATACGGAGTGCCCACAATCGCACCGCTGGACATGAGGCCGAAGTAGATTTGCGCGGCTGCGCCAATCTGAACGTCGGTAAGAACTTCATTCATCAAGCTGCTGGAGATGGGAATAGAGCCAGCGATGGCGACAGTCGCGGTGAATCCGCCTGTGTTGTAGATGTAGGCGTTGTCATTGATGCCGAGTTGAAGCTGCGTAGCTCCGCTGGGTACCGTGAGAGTCGCGCCATTCCCTATAGCTACCGGCTCAACGACCACGCCACCAGAGTCAGTGAACGCGCCCATGAGACCGCCCGTGGCAATAGGACCGGATGCACTGGCACCGGATACACATGTCAGCGCGTCATCACCCCAGACTTCTCCGCCGTAAGGACCACCTGGCCAGCCGTTGGCATCGGTGTATGCACCGGCAGGACCGACAGCGGTGTCGCCCGGTCCCAGCGGAATCCCATTGCTGTTCGGCGTGACCGAACCATACGCGGTGATGGTGATGCTCTCACCTTCACCAAGAGAGAGCGGAACAACGACCGGAGGGGTCGAGCCATACGGCTGAGGACCTGGGATGTACCCGTAGTTGTATGCAGAGTTGCCCGTCAGACCCGGTGACCATGGTGCAGCCGTTGCCGGGATATAAACAGGTATCCCCTGTTGGAGGGGAATGCCGCTAAGCGTGACGGTCATGCCATCTGCCTGTACGGAAGTTCCTTCCGAAATGGCGGAGATGGTACCGAGAGAACCCACGCCCAAATATGTGTTGCCACCCCAAGTGAGACTGCCCACACCAGACCAGACCCAGACCGTCCCTGATTTGAAGGTAAGAGCGGCCAGAATGAATGGCTGGATGTTGGCGTTAGCGAGTCCAGCGGCCAGTGTTGAATCGATATTCCGGCTCATCTGTACTCCTGAATCGTGAACGAGAGAGAGGTGAGCAGCGTCTGGTCGGCAGACCATGTGCGCTCATTTGCAGCGAGGCGGAATAATCCTTGAGCGCCGGTGGTAATGAGCATTTCGCCGTTCGTCGGCGTCTCACGCAGCGAAGGCCAGACTGAAATGGTGGCGTTGCCGCCAGAGTCGGCATCGACCACATCCAGCACACGATGGAGTCTGTATCCAACCTGTATGTAGTCACCGGGCAGCAGGAGGTTCGTTGCTGACGCGGTCCAGCCATTCGTGCCGAGTTGCTGGCTACCGGCGATATTGCCCCATGAAACGCTGTTGTTTACCACGGGAGAGCCGGAAGGTGTACCGCGAGGCGTAGCCTTCATGGGATCGCCCATCTGAAAAGCGTTCGCCATGCCGCGAAGTTCCATCAGGAACGAGATCCATGTGTCGGCGTTGGCCTGGATCATCTGGGGAAGTGTGACCGTGCCGCGCAACATGTCCGCACCCGGCCATTGCTGTGTCTGCACCTGCCCGGTAAACGGAGAAGTGACCGTGCCAACGACATCAGAAAAAGTGAACTGCACGGAGCGCGGAACTGGCGCATCGGGCGTGGCTACGAGGTTGACGGAGTTGCCGCCAACTGTGATTACGGTGATGGACATGGATTACCTTGGATATTGGGTCGGTTTGAGATTCCCGAGGCTCGACTCTCTGACCACGTTTGGGGTGTGGAAGAGCTTGTAGGGCTTCTAGAGGCGTGAGAGCATAACAGGGTCAAATGCGAAGACTCGAACTAATCTCAGCAATCCTAGGCACGCTAATCTGTAGCGGCCTTTTCGTTTGTGCCTGTTTCGCGTCAGAGTTCACGATCCGCGATGCCGTGATCTTTGGCGTTATGACTAGTGGCTGCGGAATCGGGTGGCTCAAGCTGAGAAAAGGGATCTGACTCACTGCGTTACCTTGCGGACGCGGGACGGCGCTGCTTGTATTGCTGCGTGGCGTTGAGCGAGGCTCCAACAGCCATGGAAAGGTACTGCGGCATGGCGCGGTGGATGGCAGCTTCAACTTGCGCGGGGTCATTGCTGCCGCGTGCATCGATGTGAATTGTGGGAGAGGAAGAACTGCCGCCCGTGAGTTTGCTGTTGGGGATGATGTGTCCCACGACGCCCGGATTGAAAATCTCAGGTCCGTTCTCACCTACGAGCATCGGCATATTGGAAGGCGTGTCGCCGCCGTTAGCGAATCCGGCTATGCCTGATATGAACGAGTCGAAGATACTGCCAGCACCGGAACTGCTATCGGACGAATCACCGCTGGATGAACCTGACGGAGAGAACAACTTGCTGAGCAAACCACCGGCACCGGCTGTGCTGCTGACACCATCTGCACTGCGGGTATACATCGGGTTGTCCTTGGTGCCAAGCTTGGCGAGAGGGTTATTGCCCGTCAGCATCTTGAGCAGAGAGCCTTCGCCCATCTGCATCGCACTGTTCAAGCCGCTGCTGGCGACTCCTCGTGTGGTGTTGACCAGGGCGGTGCCGAGTTGAGCACGATACTCGCGACCGTTGACAGCGTGAGCCATCAGGGCGGTTGAGAGCGTCTGGTTGTAAGCCTGAATGGTGTTGACCGTCAGACTGGCAAGCTGAGAACCGAAGTCGGTGAACTTATTGGCGAGGTCAGCGACGGCAGTGCTCAACTGACCCATCACCGTTGCAGCACGAATGTTCGCTTCGTCCTGCATGGCCTGAACGCTGCGTGCGCCGGTCAGTTGTGAAATCTGGTTGTTGAGTTCTGAAGTCTTCGCCTTCTGCTCATCGGCTGATAGACCGAGATTGCCGACGTTGGCCAGTGCATCCCGGAGACTCGTGAGGGTGTCATTGTACTCGTCGGTGTGTATCTGCGCCTGCACCTGTGCGGCGTCGAGCTTGATCATCTGGCCGGTTGCAACAGCCATCTGCAAAGACGACTCAGCGAACGCGGCAGCGTTCTGCTTCTGGATCGCAACACCTTCATTCAGATTCTTGAGGTAGGCGGCGAGGGCTTTGCCCTGTTCTTCCTGACCCTTCGTGAAGTCGGGACTAGTGGCAAGACTCTGCGCTTCCATCGGCACGGCAGTAGGAGCGCCTGCCTGCTGGCCGTTGAGGCCGAACAAGCCATGAGGCGCAATGAGACCCGGTGTGCGGGAGTATTCATCCATCTGGTCGGCATTCTCACGGCGCATGGCAACGAGAGCTGCTGAATCCTGATGGGTCTGGTCGTTGATCTTGCGCTGCGCTTCCGCCTGCTGCGCGGCGAACTTCTTTGCATCTTCAAGCTGCTGCTTCTTCGCCGACTCCTGAGCATTTGTCTTTTCAAGACTCGCCTCATCGTCGCGACCGTAAAGCTGAGCCTGATAGCCCTGAAGAATGTCGATATTGCCGCTTTGATTCTCGATACCGCGACCGGCACCGACTCGAATGTAATCGGCCTGCGTGCGCTGGGCGGCTGCGAGACGCTTTCCTATTTCCGCCTCTGCGTCTTTCTGTGACTGAGCGAGTGCGGCCTGTGCAGCCGTATCCTGTGTGCTGCCGACACCATACTGGTGCTGGGCGATGACAACGTTATTAGAGCGGCGCTGCAGTTCAGCAGCCCACGACTTCACAGCATCGGCAGATGCTCCGGTTGGTGCCTGACCGGTAAGAAGCGCTGCGAACGGGTTGAGGGCGTTCGCCTTCAAGAGTTCGGTGAGTTGTTTATTGTCTTGTTCCAGCGACTTTGCGAGTTTGTCCGCAGCGATTCGCGCATCGTCTAAGGCGATGGCTGTATTGTTCGCGGGCTTGCCTTCGAGCAATGCAATCTGGTTTGCAAGCTGGTCGTTCGACTTCCTCAGCTCGTCGTTGGTCGTTGTGATGGAAAGATTTGACGCCTGGAATGCGCTCTGGAGTGCCTGCGGAATCTGCCGCGCCGTCTCAATGAACTTGTATGCTTCGCTGCCCAGCTTTACGAACAGGCCAGCGAGTGCGATACCGCCCACGATGGGGAATGCGGCCTTGAGCGCCGCACCGACACCGGGAATCGTCGTAATGAACCGTTCCACGGCGCGGATGTTGTTCGTCATGCCGCCTTCAAAGAGACGGATGGAAGCAGACGCAGCCTGCATCTGAGACACAGTCGCATGACCGGCACGGGTCACTGATCCCTGAAGCTGGTCTAGCTGCTTCTGGGCAAGCGTGAGCGCGGCGGAGTATGAACTCGCGTCCGCTGCCAATATGACTTTTACGCTGCCTGCTGCTTCACTCATTATTTATTTGCTTTCTCGATGCCATCTGCGATGGACTTGACGGTTGCGGCGACGGCCTCCTCACGGACGGCCTCATACGCGGGTCGAATGAACGGGTGCTCAGGAACCTGAGCTAATGTGCCGTCTGCGCCTTTCAGTTGCCGACCGGGACCGCGATAGCCGACGATCTTGCCGTTTCTGACCACCTGATGGCTATATCCGCCCCTGACGATGCGATGGCCGTACTCGACCATGTTGGCGACGTGAGCCGTGTACTTGCCGGGGGTGACGATGGCTGCTGGAAGACCAGAGCTGTCCTTAGCCATGTGGATTTCAATGTCGAGAGCGAGAGCGCCGGGAGGCAGAGCGTCACCGGCGGGAACATCAGGACGTTCGGGAGCGCGTTCCTGAATAGCAGCCTGGAAGATTGCTCCACCGGCCTTCAGACCATCACGAATGATCCTCGTTGCCTGGGTGGTCTTGAGTTCCGACAACTTCTGGTCGAGTTCCCGGAGACCTACGATTTGTGCTGTGAATGCTGGTGGCATCTGTCGGGGGAAAGAATGTTCTGAACGCATCGGCGATGATGCGTCTGCGCTTCTTTGTCATGCGCGGATTTCGCTGAGAGGAACAAGTCTTCCCAAAGTGCGAGGGCATGAAGTCAGTGGGCTTGACGGCTTGTTTCGGAGACTTGTAGCCGAAGGTGATGAAGTAGCTGGTGAGTTGCGCCAGCATGAACTCGTCGTGTTCGATCTTGTGTTCGTGGCGCTTGCGGAGCGCATGGAGTTGGCGCAGAGTCAGCGAGAAGAACTCGTCTGAATCTATGCCGAGGTCGTATCGAGCGAACGACCACCAATACAGCCACTGTTGCTCTCTGGAGAGCTCAGCCCGGTCTATGCGCCGGGCTGGGGAGGGGACTGAGTTGTATCCACCTCGGGTGTGGCTGCTTTCCACGCTTCCTGAATCTTCAATGCCACGGTGTAGAGTGCATCGATGGTGAGGAGACGCCTGGCTTCATCAAATGTGATTTCCGGGTGGAACTTCCGCAGCGCGGCAGCGAACACCACTTGTGTGTTGCTGAGGTTCTGGTTCGGCAGCGCGTACAGGAGGTTTACATTGTGGCCCTGGGCTATGAATGCGGCTTCCGCTTCTGCCAACGCACCGAGGTCAAGACACAGGTTGTATGTCTTGCCAGCAATGGTGACGGGAGTCTTCGGAAGTGTGGGGTCGGCGGGCGTTTGCGCGATCTTTTTGGACATGATTCTTCTTTAAGGACAGGGCGGGACAAAGGAGTCCCGCGCCGTCGATGGATTAGCTGCCAGCGGTTACGGTGTATGCACCGTCCCACTCGATGGTGAAAGTGAACTCGGACGCTTTCGTGAGGCTGATGTCGAAGTTCGATTCAGTCACGATTCCCGACGCGGTGATGAGGTCACCCGTCGTCGATTGACCGGCCTCAGTATCAACGGGAAGTTGAATCTTGAAGTCGTAGGCAACACCCGCGACGTTCGCGGCGATTACCGCAAGCTGTCCCGCGTCACCGGGGACACGAATCGTGGTCAGTGTGGCGGAGCCGTAATCGAGGATGGTGCCGAGCTTGCGCTTGACGCCACCGGAGCCAAAGCTCGTGACATCGACTGTGTCGCGCTTGCGACCGGTGAATTTAACATCGGTGACTTCACCGATGGTGGTAAATGTTTCGGTACCGGAAGTGCCAGTCACTTCACCGATGCTGATGACTGCACCGATGCCTGAGACCTGACCCTTTGTACCCGTATATGTAGACATAAGGGGTCTCCTGAATGCTCCTGTGTCGAGCACAGGAGAGGGTTTAGGGGGTTGTGGGGATTCCGCTTACGCGGCGTAGAAGATGTAGAACTCGGCCGTCGCCCGGTACTGCAAGAGGTCGTGATCGAAGAAGTCAATGCTCTGCATGTACATCGCTTCGAAGTTCTCGTCGGAATAACCGGCAAGGGTCTGAATGACCGCTTCGCGGAGCGTTACCGCGCTGCTGTAGCTGGTGCCCCAGCAGTTGATCTCCACTCGCGCCTTCTGCATTCCGCGTGTCGAGAAGCTGGGCTGGCCTGTACCGCCGACGAACAGGTAAACCAGAGCCGGCAGCGTGGGATCGGTGGGCAGGACCACCGGATACACGCGAGTACCGACGAGACTGGTTATGGCTGCGGCGGTAGAAAGCACGTCAAACAGAGAGGATTCGATCATTCGTTTGCGTTGACTTCGTAGCAGAGGACCGCGACCCAGACATTTCCCTGCATGGGGTTCACAAGAGCCTCGATGTTGTAGGTGTGCGTGACCCCCGTAGTCGCCTCGGTGTAAACGGCGCGCATGTTGGGCTGGATCACTACCGATGAGGTCCAGCGCATCGTGATGCGGTGCGTGACCTTCGAAATAAACTCAGCAGTCGAGTAGATAAGCTGCGACTGCTGGACATCGATGTTTGCCCAGCATTCATAGACCTGAGTCCACGTCTGCACGGGCTGACCGAAGGTGTCCTGGCTTGCAGTTTGCTGTTCAATCGCAATGCGGCGATTAAGCTGTCCAATGCTCGTCATTAGCGGTACTCGATCATGTGAAAAGCGTGCATATCGAGCAGCGCGTCAGCGGCTGTCGGGACATTCCTCAGGGCAAGATCTGAAACTGTTTCTCGGTGCTGGTACCAGTGCCCGATCAGCAGAAGCATGGCCTGCTGAATCGAGAGCGGACAGGTCGCCGCGTAATAGTCGAGCGTGTAGCTGAGGCCCGCAGAGCCGGAAGGAAACGTCAGGACGCCATCGGCGAACGTGTATGACGGCGTATGGCCTTCACCATCCACCAGCGAGGTGATCGCAGTAACCGGCGATTGTGCCGGGGTGTACGAGTTCGGCGCGGTGGAGGGAACGGTAAATGTCTCGCCCGTCACGGCCTTTACATAGGAACCCGCAACGAAGGTGATGACCACGGAGCCGGGGATGTAGTTGTTGAGGATCGGCCAGAACATTCCCTGCGCCGGGGTTATTCGCGCCGGTTCGCACGTCGTATCGACGTTGTAGGCGTCGGTCGGCAGCGTCTGCTGGTCGGCGTTGTTGTCGAGGTAGGTGATGCCCGTGACGGTGAGAGTCCTGGGGTAGGGCAATTGGAGCGTGACCTGATCCCAATACCATGTGCCGTACGGCCATGTGTACCGCTCAGAAGGGCTGCGAGTTGCTTCGAGCTTCCCGTAGAGCGGAAAGAAGTCCAGCGTTCGCATCCATGTCTGATTAAAGAACGCTCTCCTGGTTCGGCGCTCCGCGTACTCGCGCGCAGCCGAGATGAGAGCGGTGATGAGCATGTCGTCGTCATCGAAATCCACACGGAGATGGAGCTTCGCCTGGTCGAGCGTCACCGGCTCCGCAACGGGCGGAGTCACAATTTGGGTTGAAAGGATCATTCAGACTCGGGGAGGTGTGCGAGGCGCTGTGAACCGCGCCTCACTGGTTGGGGTGTGGTTAGCTGATCTTGATCGAGATGAGGGGATGGGTTCCCGCATCCGTGCTCACGCCACCAACACGGCAGAAACCGACGAAGCCGGTTTCGTATCCTGCGGCATACAGTTCGTTGAGGCGCAGAATGCCGATACCTGGATTCTGCTGACGGAACGTGTAGCCTTCCCTGAAGTTGCCGAACAACACCGGGTAGTTGCCGGTGGCGACAGCCGGAAGCTGCGTGACGAGCTTCACAGGGTAGCCAAGGATGGAGCCGACGAAACCCAGCGAGGCGTTACCCCAGTTCGGAAGGAACAGAGGACGACCATTGGAGTCCGTCAGACCAATCACTTTCGCGAGGGTCGCGTTGGACATTGCCCACGCAGCATTAAGCTGGTAAGCCGGATCGAGGGTGCCGATAGCCGAGGCGAAGTCGATGTAGCTGATTTCGTTCGTTGTCGCTGAGGACACGAATGTCGCGTTGGCTTCGGTGTTCAGAGAAGCGATGTTTCCGCTGTCACCGGCGAGGATAAGAGCAGAAACGCCACGGAAGAAACGCTGAAGGAATCGGTCACGAAGCCAGGTCTCAACATCGAATCCAGCATCCGTGAGGAAGCCGTTATCGACCTTCACTACACCAGTGGTGTAGTTGTCCACCTGGAGGGTGACGCCAGACAGGGTTGGGTCAACTTCACCGGCAGCCGTGCCGACCGTGACGGACTGCAGGCTGTTGCTGGTGTCGGTGTCGAGCACCATCTTGATGGGGTTGCCGTGGTCAGTCTTGATGACGTTTACGAGGTCGTAAATCTGTCCGTAAGACTTCTGCGCTTCCACGATTGAGGGATTGAAGCCGATGGGGATCGCAACGCCGGAGCCAGCGACCGTTAGGTCACGAGTTTCGACGCGGCCAGAGACCATGTAGTTGCGGAGGGAAGCAGCCTGACGAGCTTTGCTGACTTATGCACGCTCTTCGGGATCGTTCGATTCAGAGGGGTTGGGGCGCGGCTGATTGACGGGATTGCGGAGTGAAGAACGATGCTCCTCGATTGCCTGAAGACGAGCGATGTCGCCGTCTACGAGTGCAACTTCCGCGGTGAGTGCGTCAAACTGCGTGCGCTGTTCGGCGGTGATTGTGTCACCGGCCACGATAGCCGAAGCGTCGGCCATTAACTTGTTACGTTTTTCTTGAAGCTGATTGATGTTCATGGGGTGTCCTGGGCGCACCGGGGAAGGCACGCGGGGGGTGGTGCTTAGGACAAGCCGCACTGCGGCAGGCAGGGGCTTTCTTTACGGCAGGGGAGGAGCCATCGAAGGCAGCACCGGGAGGTGCGTCGCCTGCAAAACTTGGGTAGTGGGTCAGTTTGATGTGGAAGAGCTTGTAGGGCTGCTGGAGGCGTGAGAGCATTGCAGCATGTTCAGCAGCCAGCCTGATTCCAAGGTACCCGGAATCTTCTTCATACTCTTGGTTGGGGCGGGATTCGGGCTTCTGCTCGAATCCGCACTACACCATAGAGGCGGAGAGTGGCCCATGCGGCTTGCGGTTGCGCTGGCCGTCTCAGCCGCATTCGTTTATGCCACCGACCAGTTTCAAGACTCGATGACTCGACCGACGCTCAAAGTTCTGTCTGTCACAACTCGTCTTTTGTCGGGTGCATGTCTCTGCGCCGTCGGCTACTGGACCTTTTGGCGGAGCAGCGATGGCGGTGGTGGTCGAGTGGGGCTTTTGGTATTTTGCGGTCTGGCACTCATGATGATATCCATCAAACTGCATGAGCTTCTCAAGCGTCCGGCCCCAAATTCCAACTGACCCACTACCACAACTTGGGTTATGTCAGGGAGAGCAGACTGAGTCGCATCTTCATGCGATCGCGCTCTGAAGTTGAGCGAACTGCGAAGTTGCACTGTGGATCGGCTGAACAGATGCCACATGCACCAGCGAGGCACTGGGAACAGTTGCACTCGCAAAGGTCGTCATCACCCATGTCACGCCTAGCAATACGGGAGCGCATCTCCGCTGGCATTGAGGCCGGAAGATTCCGAACTCCAGAGGTGGCGGCGGTGTATGCCGGGTAGGTCACGGGCGACACGTCCAACAGGGAATCGAACTCCAGAATCTTGCGTGTCACTGTGCCGTCCTGGTTGTCGGTCCACTGGTCACGCTTGCAAATGAACGCAAAGCTGGACTGCGTTACATCCTTACGGCGCATGGAGACCATGAGGTCCTTTGCGAGACTGGTAGCCGGTGGAGTGACCACGTAGGCTAGTCCCGTGGCATCGCATGAAAGCTGCAAAGTGCCAGCCGTAGTGCGACCGAGAACATGGTCGGGGTTGTGATTCCACAATGCGCGAACGTCTGGATTCGAGGCGAGAACATTGTCAAACGCGGTGGGATCGATAATCTCTGTCCATCCGCCCTGATCTTCACTGGCAGTGTTGAACACTGCCGCGTATCCGGTGATCCGGGGATCTTCGTCCTCAGCGGATACGCGAAACTCATGCGTGATTTGGCGGGTTTCAACTGCCAGATTCATTGGTACTCCTGATGGCTACGGTCGCTCCGGCTTCGCGGAAGATGCCGATGTGCAATGAGCGCAGCGCCTTATTTAGCTCCACGGACGCGGCCTGTTCCTTTGTTTCTGGTGTCCAGTCCTGAGCGCGGGAAGCTGCGGCCTTGATGAGGTCCTTGATGACCTTTTCAGCCGGGTTCCAGTCGTCGGGAAGATTGAACTGGCTTCGTGCCTCGGTTAGCACCAGCGAACTGATGGACTCAAACACGGGCGACAAGATTGGCGTCAGTGTCTCTACATCACGCTTGCTGCGCGATGAGGCACGGCCAATAGCGTCGATGAACAGCTTTGAATACGCCGGGACATAAGCGTCGAACAGATTACGTTCTGCCGGAGTTACAGGTGCGGGGTCGGAAGCGATCGGCTGATCCTGAATGGACTCGGTGTCGAGAAGCCGAGCGGCATTCTGCATGTTGACAGGTGCCCAGTAAATGTCGCCCTCGGGGCCGATAGGGTTCTCACCTAGCTTTTCCAGCACGATGTTTGTGGAGTAGAAGCCCCACTGTTTGCCGACTGCGAAGCCGGTCATGGTCGTGGCGAAGTCGCCGCGCAACCGTTCGCTCACATCGAACTCCACGAACATGGAGTTGTCCTGGGGCAGTAGCTTGCGCTGAATCTCGCGTTCGATGCGTACGAGGTAGGGGCGCAGCGTATCGGTTACGTAGCTAAGGTTTTCCTGCTCGGCGCTCGCCTTTGACTGTCTGGTGGTGTCGCCAACCTTGCTGGGCGGGACGCGAAACAATGCTGCAATATCGGAGCGGCTGAACTGGCGAGTCTCAAGGAACTGGCTGTCTTCAGGGGATAAGGCAAGCGGAGTGTATTTCCAATCGTTCGGCAACACACTGACGCGGCCCTGATTCTCTGCGGCGTTGGCTTGTTCCCACCACGCCGGTCGGCGTGAGAATGCCACCTGGCCTCGATGAATTGCCGAAGAACTTGCCGCCATACTTGGTGGCTGCGATTGCCAGGCCGATGTCATTACGTGCCTGTGCAATCGGAGACAGACCCTTCAGGCCGTCCCATCCCCATAGAGGGAAGTGCAGCATGTCGGCGGCATTGATGATCCGAGTCTGTCCGTTGGTGACGCCCACGCGAGTGCGATAGGCCAATGCTCCAGAAGGGAGACGAACCGGTTCTGTAATGCGCGGGTCGAGCGGATAAAGCCCAACTGGAGTGCCTTGGTTGTTGCGAAGAATCTCCGCGTAGGCGTTTCCCGTCAGTGCCATGCACCCGGCAATCTGTTCCCACACTGTTGAAGCCGACATCTCGATGTTCGGCTCAAGGGAGAGCATCCGCCATAGTGGGTCGTCTACTGCTTCCTGGCGTCCCTTCGAAAGCCGCTTATAGAGGCGCAGCGTCATGTCGCCAACATCCTCAGCGATAGTGCGGACGCAGACATATACCGTCAGGTGACGAGCGGCGATGGTTTCGTTGATCGGCTCACCAGCGCCGGTCGTGTGCGTGTTGCTGAGCACGTCCCATGCGGCGGAGAACAGGCCAGCCGGATTGGCAGTGAGGTCACGGCGCTCAGGGCGGGGGAGGTTGAGCGCGATGAGTTCACGGTCGAAAAGAGGCATTGATTAGCTCGTTAAAGAAAGAAAGGCGTGAAGCTGCTCTGCTGAACCAGAGGCGCGACAGAGGCGCGGGAGAGAGCCATCATCAAAGCCACCGCAGGATCGATCTTCTGTTCGGGCTTCGCTTTATCTGGCTGGATGAGGTTTCCAATGTGCTTTGCGATGACGTTGGAGACGCCGTACTGCAACACGGGGTCACCGCTGTGGTGAATCCGCTGGTTGTACGTGAGTTCTTCAAGAAAACGCATGGGAGCCGACAGGTGCGAGGCACGTTGCGGAATCTCGACCATGGTGGTCCCGGAGAGCTTGGGTGCAAGTGACTGAACGAAGAACTCGCCTCCCCACATGGGGTCGAAGGCAATCTCCTGAACTCGGAATCGCTCAGTATGCGCGAGGATCAACTGTTCAATGTCTGCATAGCTGATCGTGTTTCCTTCGGTGACATGGATCAGGCCGCGCGCTTGCCACTGCGTATATAGAGGGTTGTTGGCGACGGCCTCTTCAGGCACGAAGCAATCCACGAATCCGAAGTAGTGCAGGTGTCCGTCGATCATCTTGCGGAACACCACAGAGATGGCCGTGAGGTCGAGCTTCGAAGCCAGATCCACGCCTAGCCAGCACTCCTGGCCGTCAAACTGATCGAGCTTGATGGCGTCCGTGGAGCCTCGCCACTTCTCTAAGGAGTAGTAGGACTTTGCGGCGGCAACCGTTACGTCCAGATGCTTCGTAGCGAACGATGCATATTTCTCTAGGTTGTTGATGGCCGTTTGCTGCTGCGCCTTGAGGAAGTCCATCGTGACGGAGACCCCAGCATTGGGATTCGCCATGAGGAGCGCCTGTTCTGATTTCCAGTCCACGCCGTCATCGACGGTGAAGATCGCAACGAAGAGTTCCTCATCGCTGGCGGTCCCATTGAGAACCTTTTCTGCTTCAAGCTGAAGTTGTCGGCAGGGGTTCTCGGTACCAAAGCCAGCGGTCGAAACACTGATGAGCAGCGGTTGTTCTCGTGCGCCGGTACCGGTCTGAAAAGACTCGTACAGGCTTAGGTCGCGGCACTGGTGGGTTTCGTCCAGCACGGCGAATGAAACATTGCTGCCATCTTTCGGCTTGCCGATGACGGGGAGAGCCTTGCTGTTCGTTTCAGGTACGACGATAGATGCGGCATTGACCTCGCAGCCGGTGAACTCCCGAAGTGAGGGAGCTTGGATGAGCATTTGCTGCGCTGCGGAGAATATCTCTTTCGCCTGATTCAGATTGCTGGCCCCGCAGTAGCACTCAGCGCCCGTCTCAGCATCGAAGATCAGGTGAACAATGAGCAGCGCGGCGGCCAATAGCGATTTGCCCTGCTTCCGTGGAATCACCCATGTTGCGCGGCGATACTTTCGTGTGCCGTCTGCCTTACGCTTCCATCCATATAACGAGCAGACGAGCCAGCACTGCCATGGTTCCAGAATGAGGTGTTGACCGCGAGCGGCCCACTTGCCTTTAACATGCTTGAACCCTTGAATGATTTTGCAGATCCGCTCCGCGTGGGCTTCGTCATAGAAGTACGGGAAGTCTGGGTCTGGTTGGCGCTGAAAGTGTTCTGCTGTGCGCTGACACGCTAATCTGATTTGCTGACAGGCCGGAATCTCACCCTTGAGGACTTGTTCGATATAGCTATTGGCTTTCTGGGTGAAGGTCATTCGGAGTACATACTGCTGTGACCAGTGGCGTCGGCTTCAATAGCGATGCCCAGTCGTCCTGTGTCTTTTCTTTCTGTGGGACCGCGATGCGCGAACGCGCCAGCGGCGTCATACCGAGCTGCTGAAGCGAGGTCAGCAAGAGGTTCTGCTCCAGTGCCTTGATAGTTCCGGCGCGCAGCTTCTCAATCAGGCGGCAGACCATTTCCAGAACGATGCGGTCACTGCCGAACAGCACATCAGGTGGGCAGATGTCGGCTATTTCGTGCCAGATCGCCTTCTGGGTGTTGGTGAGATGATCGGGTGGGGTACCGAGTGGCTGAGTTGGCGTGGGTTCTGAGCGTCGGCCTGCGTAACGTCCTGGCTTCGCGTCTAGTGCCCCGGTGAGTGCTAGTGCAGCGGTGGTCTTGCGGGTTGCGCCTTGTACATTGGCCATTCGTTTCTACTGTTTACCGCTCTTTAGCCGGTCTGATATAAGACAAAGCATCGATGTGAAACTTCCGGGTTGGCGACAATCCGGGCACAACGCTCAGATATACTCTGCCAAAGTAAACAGAGAGGTGTTCGGTGGCGGATGTTCTTCCCGTCTCCGGGGTCGTGCCAATTTCGCGCATGGTGGGTGAGGACGACGCCGAAACTCAAAGGCTTCGTGGCATGGAGCAGACGGCCCGAGACTTCATCTCCCAGTTCGAGTGCTGTGGCGGGATCAGCGATTTCTACTTCGGTGCCGGGGTCGGAGACGTGTTCGCGGTCTTCCTCGCACAGATCAAACCGACGCGACCTGAGGTGGATCAATACCTCTGGATCGTGGTGGGTGACATCCCGTCGGCCTACCTCGTCACCGACGACTGCCCCAGTCCGAAAGAAGCTCTCGAAGGCTACATATGGGAGATGAGGAAGTGGGTTGCTCTCGCCAAAGAAGGGCGAACCTCGAAGGACGTGATTCCGGTGAACGTACCGGCTACGCCGGAGTGGGCCAAAACCTTGGAGGTGCGTCTAGACACGCTGCAACGCGAGCTTATCCCGTATTGGTTCACTTCGACCACGGACAACGCCGCTGAGTGAGCGGATGACCGTCTATCCGGAAGTTTCGGATGGCGAGTCGCTCCGAAACGTTGATTAACGGTTGTGCATTTGTTTATGCACGCGCCGGTTTCGATGGGCGCAGAGCCGGCAGCTTTTGACCCCCATACCCCTCAGGTAAGGCACTGAGCAGGCTCATTCGCCTCTGTTCGTCCTGATGCTGTGACATGACTTGCACAACGACATGCAGTTGCTGTCTATGAGCTTTAGTTCTGGGTGCTGGGCAAGCTTTGCGATGTGATGGACTTCTTCAGTCGCGGCGACTCTGGCTGCTGCCAAGCAATCGACACAGAGCGGATGCTTGCGAACATAGGCTGCTCTGAACTTCAGCCATTGATAGTCGTACCCACGCTGGTTTGCGTTGAGTCGGTTCTCACGTGGCTTGTCTTTCCGGTGTGCGCCGCAGTATCCAGTGCCAGCGTCAATGAGTGTCGCGCAACCGGCTGTTTTGCACGGCTGCAGACAACGCTGCGGCATTTATCTGGGCCGGCTGAGGCGCTCGTGGCGCATGTTTAGCGTCCGAGCCAGTAGCTGTGCCTGCTCATGCGCCGGAATCATGATCTTCCCCATGCGCGTCTTTACCATCCATTCTGTTTCCCATTTGGAGGTGACAGGTGTGACGGTGTAGCGAAAGGGTGTTTCTATTTCAGCCATTGCTTCTCAATTTCTTTGGCGATGAATTCCATCATTCTGGGTGGGACGCTCATTCCGACGATGTAGGAGCCCATATTGGCGGATTTGACCGCATAGTCTTCAGGGAATGAACTGAGCCGTCGCAGCTCGCGCATAGAGAGCTTTCGGCATTCGTTCCAATGGGAAAGCGTTGAGCGTGAGCAGCCCGTCAAGGTGTTGCTGGGCTTGGATCCATCCAGGCGAATGTGACAGAAGAGACTTTTTGAGTAGCCGAGGCGTACTCGGGTATTGCTGAAAAGATCGCCGGGGATTGTGTCAGGCCACCATTTGACGGTGCATGGGGCTGCTTTCGTTTCGATCAGTTCTTCTGGCGTGAGGGCTTGGAGATCGGAACAGGCATCCGCCGCGGATATCCACGGCATCTGTGGTGCGAGAACCAGGCGTGGAGCCTGAATGTCATCTCGGATTGCACAGATGAATGTCCGTTCTCTGTGCTGCGGCACGCCGCAATCGGCAGCATTGATGAGGAATACCTGGACGCGATAGCCGATCGCCTTGAAGCGATCAACAATGAGCTTTACATAGCCTTTGGCATTGCCCTTGAGAAGGCCGGAGACATTCTCAGCAACTGCGACCTTGGGTTGCAGCCGCTCGACGAGTGCCAGGTAGTCAAAGAACAAGTCCGACAGAACCTGTGTGGCCTGACCTTCTCGGAAGCGTTTCATTTTTCCCCACGCCTTCTCCCGTTGACCGGCTGGGGAGAACGTGGAACACGGCGGGGAGCCGTCGAGAACATCGAGATGGAATAGCTCTTCCGGTAGGTCAGCGGTGACCAGATCGGCTACAGGACATTTGAAGAAGTATTTTGGGTTGAGATTGAGCTTGTAGTGCCACTCCATCTGCGTGTCGATGTCGTTGGCTGCAATGACCTCGTAGCCCGCCAACCTGTACCCCATGGAGCTTCCGCCGCCGCATGCGAACGTGGAAAAGACGCGGAGTTCATTCGGTTGAACGTCT